ATGTATCAAGTCGTAGAGGCGGATACTTAAAACCCTGGATGGAACTCATGCAGGCCAAGACCAAAGCACAGTTGAGCAAGGACGCTGATCGCAAGCGTTATGACCTACAGTATACTTACGATCGGCAAGGCTTGGCTAAGAGTCTAGCAGTTGATTTAAGCAATGCTCGTAAGCCAGGTCCTGACCCAGATCGCAACAATGCCATAAGAATCATACAGTTCATGCAACAGAACCGGTTAGCCACTGTGGACGACTTTGTGAACTTCTTGGCCGACAAATGGAAGAACATAAAATAACATGCGCTTCAGCGAAATAGAATTAGTCGAATATTCAGAGTTCGATCTCCATCACGAGTTTTTCGAAGAAATCTCTAAACTCGACCTTGCTCTATTTGAAAATCATGAGGACTATACCAAATTGGTTAGCGTATTAGATGGTTTTAATACTACTGAACCCAAGGTCGGTAATAGTTATTGTTATGCTTCTGTAGCCGCTACCCCATTGGCAAAAATTATCAACATAGCAAAATTTAATAAAGAATATCGTCTCATTGATATACAAAACAATCAATATATATTTGAAATCAATGGACGACGTCGAGCATTTCCTGATCAAGGAAGCATTAAACAAGGTGACAGTTATCGACATATTTTTATGTTTGATTCTGTCGAATCTTGCGACAAATTAGTAAATTGGTTAGGGTTAAATTACTCCGGAGATTCAGGTTGGCGGTTAAGCACCAAGCAGTTAACTGAAAACTTTGCCGACGGAAAGAAGCCTGGGCGTAAAGGCCTAGCCAAGCGTGTTGGCGTCAACTGTCGACAGCCTGTGAGTAAATTACGCAGCATAGCTAAAAACTCATCCGGTGAGCGGCAACGTATGGCACATTGGTGTGCCAACATGAAGTCGGGGAAAAACAAATAACATGCCTGAAAATTTTGTACAAGGTAATGTAGCCTACAATTCTAAACTGGCACCCGAAGCTTGGCAGGATGCACAACTACGCCCGGAAGTTCGTTATAAACTGTTACGAGCCGCCAAGTTCTTTATAGATCAACTTGAAATTCCCGACTTTCGTGTACATGATGTGGTGTTAACTGGCAGCATGGCCAACTATAACTATACCAAATACAGTGACTTCGATGTGCACGTGGTCACACGCTACAGCGACCTTGAATGCGACGATCTTGCAGAAGCCTTTTACCAAGCCAAAAAGAAAATCTGGAATGACAATCACGATATCATTGTGCGCGGGCATGAAGTTGAACTCTATGTTGAAGACATAGATCAACCACCAGTGGCTGCTGGTATTTACAGTTTGCTCAATGGTAATTGGATCAAGCAACCAGAATTTCGCAGACCTGGTATCGACGATCGTGCAGTTAATCTCAAAGTGGAAGACTTAATCACACAAATCAACAAGACACTAGAACATGCAGATGATCCCGAAGACATTACCAGACTTTTTTCCAAGCTAAGAAAAATGCGGCAAAGTGGTTTAGACGCAGGCGGGGAATACAGTGTAGAAAACCTAAGTTACAAGATATTGCGTAACCTAGGATACCTTGATAAAATGACACAAGCACGCCAAGATCAACAAGATCGTGATCTAAGTTTAAAGTAATGCCTTGGTATCTACACCTGTATCACTTAGCTTGGTTATTGTTTTTTATCGGGTTAGGTACTTGGATTAGTTGGTGGCTGTCGGGCACTATCTTTAGTGTAATGACCGTAACCATATTCATGCGCGGTTAATAAATACTGTATATTTCAGGATCATGCCATGAAACTCAGTGAATTTATTGATGAAGCTGCCAACCCTGCTCAACAAGCAGCTATTGCCATAGCCATGAAACGAGCAGGTAAGAAACCCAAAAACGAAGCAGAAGTTGATGAACGTTTTCAACTACCACAACGTCTTGGTAGCAAGCGAGACCGTTTTAAAAGTCTGCGTAAAGAAGCAGCCCAGGAGACTGGACCTAAATTTACAGGATACTTTAAAGGCCGAGATCACCCGCCTGTTGGTCGTAGACTAGTCGGTGAACATATTCAAGTAGGTGATCTAGTCAGAACCAAAGATATGAGTCGCCGCGGTATAGTAGAAAGCGTAGAGTTATACAGACCTTTTAATAGTTTAGCAGTTTATTTTAGAACTGCCGATGACGAATTGCTGCGTACCCCTGTTGGCAATGTGGTTCGTATACCAGTCACAGAAGCAGTCACAGGAGATGCTAATTTTGATCCTGCAGGTGAATATAAAAATTATCCTTTGTATGTTACTTTGAAACCATGGCGTGGCAAATATATTGCTGTAACACAGATTGGTAGGGAAGAATACAAACAAGCAGGAGCCAGTCGTGAACTAGCACTTCAGGCTGTACGCGATCACATTGACTTTTTGCTTAACGCACAGCGCAAGGTAGTGGCCGGTGCCACTATCGATTTTAATAAAAAATTTGTTACAGATATTTTAGGAAGTCCTAGAGAGCGATTTTTTGCTAAGATCGTTAACCAAGGTGGTCAACCCAAACTAGTCATTGCAGGCAATGAAATGCTAACTTTTGGACGAGAACTAGCTGATTTAGGTTTTAAACCCGGGGCACTACGCACCAATTCGGATAACCCCGATGCTACACCATTGCCTGCTATTAGTTACAGTAAAAATCAAATTGCGGGCCTTGGCTTAATTGCCAATGGTAGATATGTTATCGGTAATATGACCACAGACCAAGATGGTAACAAGATATTTGATCTCAAGTATGACAGCACTGTGCATACCAAGAGTGACAAGCAAAGGTTAAACCAACCAGCTATCACCATTGGTACATCACGAATAGAAGGTTAACATGGAAAACTATATAGATGACAATGAAGCCTATTATCGGTTAACACATCGTTGTGGTTGTGGATGTTTCCATCATTGTAAAGGTGAATGCCTCACTGATGGCTGCGATTGTAAAGAATGTACATGCAACGACTGCATAGACAAGCACATAATCAAAAGCAATAACTAATGCGTAATTTAATCCGTATCGTGGAAGCTGCTAGCAAAGGTTGTCCATTGGCCACCTACGATATTGATGTAAACTTAAAAAATAGACAACGGGCCATTGATGAATATCATTATGGCCCTGCTAATCCCGACGAACCGGGCGATTATTGGAAGGCAGCAGCCAAACGTTGGGACATCACTGAAAAAACTGCCAAAACCATGCAGTGCGGCAACTGTGCTGCCTTTGATGTATCAGACAAAATGTGGGCCTGTATTGAATCAGGGATCAAAGGCGACGAGAAAAATGCTGATGCCATGGCCAGTATACACCGGGCTGACCTAGGTTATTGTAATTTTCATCATTTCAAATGTGCCGGAACTCGAAGTTGTACAAGTTGGATCACCGGCGGCGCCATAGACAACCGAGACCGAACACAGTAAATCATGTTAAGCAGTAATCGAATTAGTATTCGTACTGATTTGTATTGCGATCGTTTCTGCAACGATCTGCATCGTGAAGACTTTCTTTACTATGACAAGGACGGGTTTGAACTCAACCGAGCCGAACAAAAATATTATCAACTCATGCGCTACCCGTTAGATCAATGCCTTAATCATCATGCATATACGCAAAACTGGTACACCAGTTCGGATCCACGCTTAATTGTTGATCATAGCGTGATCCTATATCGCTGCGAATACCGAGGTGATGCTGAACGACAACTAGCAGTGCTCAAAGAAAGCGTACCGCAGGCCAGTCTACTACTGAACACTGTGTCCAAGTGGGGATTTGATTTTGCCTTAGATAGCATAGACGAGTATGGCGATGTCTATGAAGTGGTACATATAGAATACGACACAAATATTTTTCATCAGTTTGTAGATGAGTTAAATAAAATATGTGAACGCATTGACAGCATGGATTGGCATGATGCAGCAGACTACATACTGCGTACTAAATCAGAATGGCAATCACTGCGTGGCTTTGCACAGAATGATTGGAAAGCAAGAACATTATTACATTGGTCTCGTGCAGAATTTACCGAAAAGGCCATATAAGTTTTCCTTAGGACCGTCCTAGTTATCTAGGCCTAAGGCATCGGGCGGCTGCTGCCCTGTCGATCCAACCTCCGCTACCACCCCGGATCGGCTAAAGTGAGCACTAACACTCTTGCTCGCAGCAGAATAAATCTGTATAATACATATTTTAAACTAAGGAGACTCTATGAGCAGTCGCATGTTTAGTGCTGAGCAGAAAGCCAAGCTCACACAGATTATCAATGAAGGCATTCAAGTCATGACCGAAATCGAAGACCTTAATGCTGGACTTTCGGACACTATCAAGGCCGTGGCAGAAGAAATGGAAATCAAACCAGCTATTCTTAAAAAGGCTATTCGTATTGCTGCTAAGAGTAAGCTAGGCGAAACCAATCGTGACAACGACGATCTAAATACTATTTTGGAGACTGTAGGCCGCACTCTATGAGTTACGTAGATGCTCTCTATAGCAGGGATGATAATCGTATCTATGTGGTAGAACGTGAAAACGGAGAACGTAGATACCGAGAATTCCCTGCAGAATACAGATTCTACTATGACGACCCTCGTGGTAAATTTCGCACCATCTATGGAACCACAGTCAGTAGATTTAGCTCACGCAACTACAAAGAGTATGCTCGTGAACTTAAAATTCACAGCACACAACGTCTTTGGGAATCGGATATCAAACCCATTAATCGTTGTTTAGAAGAAAACTATCTGGGTAAACCGGCTCCGCGACTTCAAACAGTGTTCTTTGACATTGAAGTTGACTTTGATCCTGTGCGCGGTTTCAGTCGTCCCGAAGATCCATTTAATCCTATCACTGCTATCAGCTTGTATATGGATTGGTTAGATCGGTTGGTTACCTTGGTTATTCCACCTAAGACCATGAGCTGGGAATCAGCTGAAGAAATTGTTCAACGCTATGACAACTGTTTTCTTATTGCCAACGAAGAGGAGCTGATAAAAACCTTCTTGGATCTAATCGAAGATGCTGATATCTTAAGTGGGTGGAACTCGGAAGGCTTTGATATTCCATATATGGTCATGCGTACCAAACGCATACTCAGCAAAGATGATACTCGCAGATTTTGCTTGTGGGATCAGTTTCCCAAAGAGCGCACATTTGAACGTTTTGGTGCCGAGAATCTTACCTTTGATCTAATCGGTCGTGTGCACATGGACTATATGCAGTTGTATAGGAAATACACCTATGAAGAACGTCATAGCTATAGTCTAGATGCCATTGGCGAATACGAACTTGATGAACGTAAAATTCAATATGAAGGAACCTTAGACCAATTATATAACCGTGACTTTGGTACGTTTGTTGACTACAACAGACAAGACACCATGCTGTTGGCCAAATTAGATAAGAAACTGCGTTTTTTGGATTTAGCCAACGAACTAGCGCATGATAACACAGTACCGTTACCTAAGGTACTGAGTGCAGTTGCAGTAACCGAGCAGGCCATTATCAACGAAGCCCACAGCAAAGGGCTCATAGTTCAAAATAGGAAATCATCAGATGGTGACACGCAAGCGGCAGGTGCCTATGTTGCTTATCCCAAAAGGGGTATGCATGAATACATCGGAGCAATCGACATCAACAGTCTATATCCATCGGCGATCCGCGCTCTTAACATGGCGCCAGAAACAATCGTTGGACAACTCAGACCTACATACACAGAAAAACATATCCAAGATAAAATGACGCAAGGAGCCAGCTTTGCTGATGCCTGGGAAGGTTTGTTTGGCAGCATAGAATATACTGCGGTTATGAATCAAGAACCCGGGCGCGAACTCATCATTGATTGGGAAGGCGGCGGCTCAGACACATTAACAGCTCGAGATGTTTATCATCTTGTTTTCGAAGGCACTCACCCATGGATATTGAGCGCAAATGGAACTATCTTTAAATACGATACCAAAGGCATTGTACCGGGCCTGCTCGAGCGTTGGTACAGTGAAAGAAAAGAGCTACAGGCTAAGAAGAAAGACGCACAGACTGCTGAAGACAAGGCCTTTTGGGACAAGCGACAGTTGGTTAAGAAGATTAACCTTAACTCACTGTATGGTGCTATTCTTAATCCTGGATGTCGCTTTTTTGACAAGCGTATTGGTCAAAGTACAACCCTGACAGGGCGTGT